GGTCAACCATGTTGCGCCAAGGCCAAGATTGAGGCGTGTGATTGCCGTGTTTGTAGAATTATTAAATTGTATCGGGAATTGAAATGTGCCTGTTTCTAAATCAAAAATAAGACCATTCTCCCATCGCAATTCGTTAATGCTGACACTATTAAACTCTGCATTGTTGGTAGCGCCCAATCCCAAATTCGTCCTTGCCCCACCAGCATTAGTGGCTCCAGTTCCGCCTGATGCAATAGCTAGAGTTCCGCTGATATTTGTTAAACTGGCTGTCGGAATATTAGAAGCGGGAATAATTCCAGCGATATTTGAGGCGTTAAGATTTGTTAACCCAAAACCGTTTCCATTCGTGCGAAGAAGGCTTACTGGAAAATTAGTCAGATTTGTTGCATCGCCATTAGTGCGAAGAAGCAGTGCTGGGAAATTCGTGAGGCTAATTGCATCTCCATTGGTGGACAATGCCCCAATGGCCGTCCTTGCTGCTGCGGTGTTGGTGGCGACAAACACAGCGTCTCCTACTGTCGTTGAGCCAAGGTTCTGTCTGGCATTAGCTGCATTGGTGGCTGAAGTCCCGCCTTGGGCAACAGAAAGAGTTCCAACAATATTTGTAAAATTAAATGATGGTATGTTTGAGGAAGAAATTGCCCCAACAATGCTGGCCGCTTGAACGTTGGTTAGATTTGCGGCATTATTTGATGCAAGATTTGTAAGAGCAGACGAAGATGCTTGAAATGCGGATACGGGATTTGTCGCTGCCGTTCCAAGACCAAGCGCCGTCCTTGCGCCAGAGGCATTAGTCGCCCCAGTTCCGCCTTGCCCTAGGCTTAATGTTCCAACAATGTTTGAAGAAACAATATTTGTTAAACTTGATCCGTTGTTTGTAGAAAGATTTGTCAACACCAATGAAGAAGGCTGAAATGCAGTTGTGGGATTTGTTGCGGCACTTCCCAGTCCCAAACCAGAACGAGCATTAGAGGAATCGGCGCTCCAGAAGTTGGTCGGCTGAACCACCGCATTGTTGGTTCCAACCAACACATTGCGGGTTTGTGAATAGCCCGAAATAGCCAAGGCTGCTGAAATAATAAGAGAAAGAATTGTTTTCATTAGATTACATTAGTCGTTTCCACACCCGCTTTGTTCCTGTTTGGCTATCATAATCATTTGGACGAACCACAAACGGAAGGTTTTCGGCATCAGCCCCTTCGGTCAACTGATAAATAGCTGGAAGCCCGCTTACAACCAAGAAGATAACAATCCCAACGGCATAGGTTCCGCTGACAGTGTTCAGGCTGTCAAGGTTAGTTGCTCCGCCACCATCCAGTCCTGTAATAGATGGCTCCACCCGAAGGATGTTGATACTGGGTGTTGTAATCGGGGTTGAGCTAACACCAATAACACTGGAACTTGGGATGGGGATGCAGATCTTGCTCATCGTGTTACCTCTGGAGAAATGATTACGTTACCTTGAAGGATGCGGGTTGTGACGGCCCCGTTGTATAGCTCAAGGTCATATACGGCTTTATCGCAGACCGAGAGCGTTGCCGTGTCAGTGGCCAAAATAAAGAGACGAATAGATCCAGTAGACTCATTTAGAATAATTCTACCATTACCAACGGCGGTAGACAACTCAAGTATTACGGCTTTGGATTCGGGCTTTGACCTGATTTGCATCTTGGCCGTATATCCAGCAAGATTGACTGGGGCCGATGGCTCGCCAGTCTCATAAAAGAGTGTCTGGTTAAAGGTCGCACCCTGAAAGATACAAATGTCAGCTTCGGCAATAGGTAGTTGAGCCATAGAAAAAATCCAGCGTAGATTCTACCATTGCCTTCGCAAAGTCAAGGACTGTTTGAGATTCTTGAATGCTTCTTTGTTAAGTCGCTTCTTTTCTGAAATTGCCTCAGATCCCGCCATGGCTCCGAATACTTTACGGGCGACGAATAGTCCAACCGCAAATGAGTCGAATAAGTCGGGAGACTTTCCAATCCGCTTTTTCATGTCAGTCTTGGATTCGATTATAATCTTTCGCGTCCTGCGAGCGTACTTTCTCTGGGTCATTTCCCACGCCAAATCAGGGGTAATTCCCTTCAATTGCTCACACTCCAAGAAATAGCGGGCAGCAAAACACAGTTCACTGGCCATGTTGTGGAACAATTCCTTACCAACCTGCGGCTTTCCTGTGACTTCATTCCTCATGGCGTATTGGGCGCTAACAGGAAGATCCGAGGCCGCTCCTGCGAAACTTACCGCATGCCACCCCTTGAGAAGTTCCCTTTCTCCGATAGACCAAAAAATACCACCAGCCGAGGCGTCTACCCCTATCCATTGGTTCGGGATTCCCAACTTGATAGATAGATCGCTAATCTGTTGGATCATTTCATATTGGAAGTCCTCCTGAGATCCAGCCCTTCGGTTGAGGACATACTGTTTCTCTACGGCAATGGCCCACTTGCCTGAGATCAGCTTCCCGTATTTAAGGTGGGTAAAGACAAAACGGTCTCCGCCTTCTGTGTAGCTTGGGTCAACTCCTGCTATATCTTTTGGGGTTCCATCCCAGATGGGTTTATCCAAAGCCCCATGGCGGGCCAGAAGAATATCCGAAACAATCGTGGAGTCATCGGCATCTGCGGGAGGCCAGAAGCCCCTGAACTTGCGCCAGAACTGTGGGTTTAGTTCCCCTAGCTCCTTTTTGGCTATAGCAACATCGTTGGGTTTGGGGAGAAATGGGTAGCGAAGCCCCTTGCCCTGTTCAAAGGCTTGTTGGTTGGGGTTGTCTTTCTCTGAGTCAAAACGGATACAGATCCCTTCAATACCAGCCACCCGTATTTTCCAGTTGGAAGTATCCTCGTCCACACTCATCCACCCCTTGATGGGTTCGCAGAACTTCCCATGGGGATCGAATATGGATGCGGGGTTACCTGCTCCGACAACGTACAACTCTTGTGCGCCTTTAAATCCCCAGATTGCCTCGTTGATCACCGAAGCCGAGCAGTCCTGTAACTCGTCTATAATCAATACGATACGGCGATTCTTTTTTCCCTGAAGTCGTTTCTGGGCGTCATCTTTGTATTCGTCGCCAGCCGCAAGAAGCATGATGGAGGAGGCATCGCTTACCCCTGTCTTGGGATCGATGATAGCCCCCTCTTCTTCGGATAGCTTGATGATATCCATGGATTCGATGAGCCTGCCTGATGCGATTCCGAGGTTTCGGGCTTCGCGATACATCTTGACTAGCGCGGCCCAAATACGCTGTTTGGCGTCGATCTTACTGGTAGAAACCACAATGCACATCGTATTGATTGGATCACAGAACCAGTTGACCAAAGCAAATGCTGCCATTCCGTAGGACTTTCCTGAGTCGGTGCCGCCAGCCAGTCCCGTTACCCCTCTAACAAACCTGTTGCCAGAGGCCACATCCTCTTCAAAGACTTGGGCGCAGAAAGCCTGTGCTGACAACTCCGCCCACTTGTGCCATTGGAAGGTTGGCCAAATGGCAGAAACAATATTTCGATAGTGGCGGGATTTTCCGAGTCCTCCTTCTTCGGGGGTCAGCCCCATAAGAAACGCATCCATTTCGATACGCAGGGGAGTTATCGCCTGCCCATCTTTGGATAGCCACAGCCTTCCGTATTTTTCTATCCCCTGATCTTCTGTTGCCATCTGAGAAATTTCTACTAAACTAATCGGTATGGCTGGACAGCGCAAGAACAAGATCGACTGGGACTTACCAGAAAACCGAATTAAAAAACAAAACGCCTTTCGACTTTATGTCGCGGGTAGAGGAACCAAAGCAATCATGGACGAGCTTGGATTCACCTCTCCTCCCCAACTTTCCAAATTTGTTCATAGCGAGAAATGGGATAAGCATGCCGAGACTTGGCGGGCTAATCCCGAACAAGAAAACCTCTACCCTTGGGAGATTGAAAGACCCAGCCAATTAGTCCCTGCCCCACCGAAGATGGAAGCGATGGACAAGGAGAAGCGGATGCAATGCGTCAAAGCCTTCTCCATGTTTTGCTCTGGACGCAACGTTCCTGATATCGCCTCAGACATCGGAGTTAGCGTGTCCACAATTAACCTCTGGAAAGAAACCCAGCGTTGGGTGGCTTGCAGGGAAAGATTGGCCAACGATCAAAATCCCGCGCCTTGGGAAAATGACGATGTTCCTACCCTGCTATCCGATATCACGGCTTCGATTGAGACCATGAAGAAGTCGATCAAGTTTCTGACGGGCAAGGTATTGGTCAAGGCCGCTGATGCCGCGCAAGACCTAGATGGAATGGAGGCTCTTGGTATGATGCGTAATATCAAGCAGTTGGCCGAAGCTGCTTCCATCAACTTTAGCGATGGGAATAACCAGCAGAATGCAGTTCAGATCAATATCGCCACCAAGCTTGAATCGCTGAAGATTCCCGATAACAACACCTACGAGGCCGAATTGGTAGTTAGTGAGTAGCTTGAGATTTTGCTACAAAGATAAAAGCTATGTCCCATCACTTGGATGGGTGGTTAAGTGTCCCGTGACTGGGGAGAGCATCGAAGGTGGAGACTTCTGGGACATGGTCAAAAACTGCGAGAAGAAGATTATGGAGCGGGGTTTGGTTCCACCCACTGATCTTGTGCCCCAAATAGAGAACGCACTCTGCGAACGTTTGGCAGGATCTAGGCAATGTGTTCCATGCTCCAGTGTTAAACAGACCTTGGGCTTCGGAGAGATTGTCCGTTGGGTCAAGGCTATGTACAACTTTGCTGCGAAGTCCCAATTCCAATTGGTGGATCAAGAGGAAGCGGAACGCCGCGCAAAGATCTGTGCCGCATGCCCGAATCAGATTTCCACCTCTGGATGTTGGGGATGCAAGGGAATTGCGGGTATGCTTCCCGCTATCGCGGGAGCCCGAAAGACCAGCTATGACGCCCAGTTAAAAGCTTGTGGAGTCTGCGGCTGTTTCAATGCCGTATCAGTCCACTTGCCCTTGGACGTTCAGCAAGACTCCCATCTCAGCTTTCCCGACCATTGCTGGAAGAAATCTCAAAGCGAGTAATTGCTTTGTTAAAGCTCATTGGGGCAATGCCTGTCGGCCCCTCACGGTGCTTCGCTACAATGAATTCCACGGTAGGATTCTGGGTGTGATTCTTGGCGTCCTCCTCATCACAGTGGAGGATCATTACCATATCGGCGTCCTGCTCAATGGCACCCGATCCCTTGAGATCTGAGAGACTTGGCCTGCCTCCGCGCTTATCGGGATCGCGATTCAACTGAGCAAGTACTAGAACTGGCACACGCAATGTCTTGGCCAACTCCTTAATCCCACCACTAATCTCTTCAACTTCGTTAACACGATTGTCCCTGCTCCGCTTGCTATCTCCACGAAGCAACTGGAGGTAGTCGATAATGATCATGTCCAACGGTTCCTTCTGGTGGGCGCGGCGAGCCACGGCCTTGATGTAGCCAATAGATTTACCTGATGTGTCATCGCACAAGATTTGGCTATCACGAACTTCAGCGTAGGCGCTGGCTAGGCTTTCTCGTTGATACTTACTAATGGACTGGGCAAGGATGTCTGCCGCCCTAACCTTCGCCCGACTCCGAATCATCCTCTCCATGAGGCTGACGCTGGTCATCTCAAGCGAAAAGATTAGAACCCTCTTTTGAGCATCCAGAGCAACATGTTCTGCAATCTGCATGGCGGCACTGGTCTTACCAACTGCGGGTCTGGCTGCAAGAACAATCATGTCTCCACCTCTCATGCCAAACATCAAAAGATCGTCCACTGGAATTAATCCTGTGCGAACGCCGATCTTGGGTTCCCCCCTCATGGTGGATTCAATGTTGTCTAGCGCCCGATCCACCACTGTCTTGACAGACAGTTTCTCGCTATCATCGATCAGGTAGTCAGCCTTCATCACGCTGGTCTCTGACCAGTTCTTTAGCTCTTCCAACTTTAACTCGCGGTCTCTGGCCTTATAAACCATATCACCAGCCAGCATCTCAAGGGAGCGGCGGTAGCGGGCTTCCTCAAGCTGTGGGAAATACCTTCTCCAGCTATGAGAGTTCTGGCAGTAGGCAGCAATCTCAGCCAGCGTTTTATCTCCGCCAGCGTCTTCCAAGGTTCCATTGGCGTCCAGATCGCTCTTGATGCTGATGTAGTCGGCGTGGATAGACTTGCCGACAACCCGAAGGAATGACTGGAAGATCAGCTTATGCTCGTAGAGATGGAAGTGATCCTCTCTAAGAGTCGAGAGCATCTCCCTCTGTTCATCAAGTTGTGCGTGGAGAAAACAGGAAAGAACGGCGCTTTCCGACGATTGATCGAAGATTGATTCGTTGTTCACGAAGGGTTAGACAGCGCCTTGGGCCTTTCGTTCAGCCTTTCTTGCGAGAATTTTTTTCATGGCATCGCTGCGGCGTTGGCGCTCTTCGGGAGATAAATTCCGCTTTTTCTTCTTATTCGCCTTGGATGGCGACTTACGCATCATTTGCGATAAGTTATCACAAACTGCATACTTTTGTGCATCATTGTTAATGTTTTGTCCCAATCCCATGGAATTCGATGGGATATTTAATCCCGTGGAATCTGACGGCATTGAAAATCCCGCAATGGCCATCTTATGGAGTGATCCATCTTTGCATCCATGGACAACCAAGGCTTCGCCAGTAACAGTTCTGTCTGGACAAGTGACTCCTTGGATGGCTTGGGCTTCGGGGTCTTCGGCAAAGAAGACGATATTCCCATCTTTCCACTGGTAGTTAACGCTTTTCCAGTAGGACTTTATCAACTCTGTATTGCGTCCATGCTGCAAGAAAACCCATCTACACCTGACATCCCAAGGCTCTGGAACAACCCCAGAGGTACGGTAGGCAACATTGTAGTTGTATAGACTTGCCGCGAGCCCGCAATAATCCAAGAACTTGGAGGGGTAGATGGCACTGCCGACAATCAGCTTGTAAACGTTTTTCCCGTTGGATGCCATGCCGCCACCAACAAGTGACCCCATGATTTTATTCGGCTCTCTGTTAAATTCTTTTTCCAGCTTGTCTACCCACCCTTTATCCATGGGAACGCAATCAGGCTCCCAAAAATACCAAGGCTCTTGGTAGCGATAGCAGTGGGTTGAGGCATCGCTAAACATTTGATTGGGGCCAAGGGGCCAGCCATTGAATCCGTCTTGAGCAAATATCCTACCAACCTCTGGAAAACTTTTCTTCAGTTCTTCGGTGATTTCATGGGTAAGCGCAGTTTCTTCGGGCGCACATACAATGGCCTTGTGGCGCATGTTGATCCCCATAGCGGTGATCGCTTTGGCCGATAGCAGGGCCAATTCTGCATCTCCATTGTGGTAGGCAAAGACAATGTTCATTTTTCGTATTCTAAATATCCATCTAAAACAAGTTCAACTTCAGCTACTTTTGCTTTAGCAAAACGCAATTGCTTAATAAGTTCCTTGATCCATTCATCAACGCTCTTGCTGTGATCATTTTTGTCAATGTAAGGATCAATGACTTCCAAAATATCGGTAACAATTTGGCTATCTAGTCGCCTCCACTCAAGCTCTTCAAGAGCCTCGTTTAGTTTGTTTCCCATTTCCCCAAGTTGAATTAACAACTTGGCTTCGCGATCTATTGTTTTTTTACTCATGCCTTCTCCTCATCATCGAAATGTAGCGGCCAAGTTGGATGGGTGGGGTCTTCCATGCGGACACGGACGTTCTTGTGGTTACGGGCAATGAGGCTATTGGCCACATGTTTTGCCTCGTCTTTGGACAGGTTGTGGTTGTGGAGTTCCACAACTTTGTCGCCACTACACACTAGATACTTGCTCATTTATTTTTCCTTTTCTTTGCTTCTGATTGTTCGATGTATTTGGTGAAAGCATCGGCGCATTCTTGTGCCATTTCAAGTTCTTCGGGATTAAACCAATAACCTCCCCGCTCTGTGGCGAGTTGTTCCATGGGGAGGGGTCTTCCACGGCGGAATCGTGGGCCAACCACGAATGGGGAGACGGAGTCTTCATTGATAACGGTAAGGACTACTTTGAACTTGGGCATTTGGGATACTCCGCCCAGTAGTTAATCAGACGTTCAAGGACATGTCCAACTCCACTCCATCCATGGACTGGGTCGAAATAGCTTGAAGCCCTAAACGGAGGATTGCTATCCTCGTTGGCAATCAGATAGACGCCGCTGTTGACGGGTCGGTTGTCTTCGTATTTATTCCACTGTAACTGCATAAAGGTATGACAAGAAAAACTCCGCTTCGTTCAAAAACCCCATTGAAAAGATCGCAGGGCCTCAAGCGCGGCGGAAGGTTGCGGAATGCATCCCCCAAGCGCCAGCGTGAATACAAGGAGTATGCAAAGGTTAAGCAAGCCTACATGGCTCTCCACCCCATTTGCGAGCGGTGCAAGAAAACCAAAAGCCAAGACATCCATCATAAAGCGGGGAGAGTCGGGCAATGGCTTTGCCGTTACGAGTTTTTTGCCGCTGTTTGTCGGGGTTGCCATGATGAAATTCACGCTAATGGGGTGTTGGCCCGCAAGCAAGGTTGGATTATTGATACATTTCATGCTCTTCCAAATCCCGCTCCTGAAGCTTCAGACGTTCAATCTCGTAGCCAAAATCAGGCTCATAGCAACGAAGAATAGGATTCCAAATCTTTCCCTTGGGCTTGGTTAGGTTGCGATAGGCGTCCACGGCATTGACCCAGCTTGTTTCCAAGGGTTGATTCCATTCACGGGCTGGAGGGAAGTTCCAAGGATAGGGACGCGGAGGATAGGAAACGCAACCCGTGATGACAATTGCTAGGATTGCTCCTTGAATTCGTAGAACCATAGTTCCTCCTCGCTTTCGCTGACCCAGCGGCTTCCAGTGGATTCACAGCTAAATTCCTGACTGAAGACCTTCCAGTCGGGCTTTGTCGCAAACTTCTTGGCGATAAACGATCCCCCATCCATCCATAGAACGCGGTTGTTGGGTTGGATAAAGAACTGACCATTGCCCTTAAACACATGCCCACACTTGTGACCAGCAGCTAGTTCTCCGTAGCCTGATTGATACTGTGGGCCTAGAGCCCAGTCCAAGGTAAACATATACTGAGCCTTCTCAAATGTGCGGTCTTTAAGCATGATGTTTGCGCCACGGTTCTTGCAGTAGTCAATAATTCCAGCAGAGCAGTAGTAGCTCATCGTGTCCCAGAGTTGTATCCAGTCCAGAGGGTGGCTGGTTCCGTCTTTTTCGTCCGTGTGGAGATAGTGAATCGGAACCCTTGCATGCTGGCTTCCGTATTCGGTCATCACGCTGAATAACCCACAGCGTTGGGGAATTGAGGTGAAGTTGAATACCTCAACGACAATCCTTTCGTTGTCCACATTGGGTTCTTCATCGTACAAGAACGCCTTGTCCAAGAAGGCAAAGAAAAACGGTATGTTGATGTTGAGATAGTTACTCATTGGCAATCTTGCGAAGAAGTTCGGTTTGCTCGCGCAACTCACGGGTTTGGCTGGCCATTTCAGCCTCCGCCCGCATGTTGGCAATAGACACTTCTAATTCCGCGTTCATGCGACGATAGCCTTCAATAGTGCGTTGACGCATGGCCGCGACACTATTGTCTTCACTCATCGATCCGTTGATGACTTGAATGCGGCCCGTATCCAGATCGAATACAGTTCCGTTGAATTGCTGGCCATAGCTTACGCTGGCCCCGACTAGTAGTAACGCTAGGTATTTCATAAAAAAGATCGGGAGCGGGGTGGCGCAAAACCCAATAGCCCCCCAGCCATTGAATTCTTCTGCATTTGCATGCGAGTCTCCCCGCTCCCAAAGAAGTCGGAGCATAGACGATGGGCCACGGCTATACCCCTCACATGAGCATCGGTATCGCTTTTACCCATCCTGCTCCTGCTAAAAGATAAGTGCTGGGAACGGAAATGCGCCTCCTTTTCAACATCAGGATTAAAGGGTTGCCTGTCCCCGCAATCCGCCAAAATGTCGGATTCGTTATAATAATGCTGCCCAGCGTAACCAATGGCAGGACTCAGGTCGCTGCACCCCAAATTCTCAGTGTGCCCCTCAATGATCCCGTCATTAGTCATGTATCAATAGACACTAGGTTTCGGGGTTTGTTCAAATATTTTATGTATTATTTTTAGGGAGCTTGCGTTACTCGGCGGGGCTGGGGCCAGTCGCCCCGCCTTATTAACGGCTCCATTGCGTGAGAACGCCGTATCGCCGCTATTAGGCTTTTAATTCCTTTGAGCTAGATTCTACCGACTGACTACACCTCGCCCCCGCAGGGGCAAAGGCAGTAGTCAAGATTTGGATTTCTCATTCCTTATGAGTGAGTTCCCCGCTCTATTCCACAGATCGTAGTCTAGGCTCCGAAGCCGCTATTAGACCATCAACAACTACAATCGACCTCCGAGGGTATGATCCCTCGCGCTTACCAAATTACTTTGGATTCCCACGCCGCGTTTTGTTTCAAGCAATGGGACGGATGACTGACCTGAGCGTTCGGCGGTTTGATCCTTGCATACCTAGGGTCACAGGTTTGGGTGGCATATGTTACCTCCACCGTAGGCTGGGTTTACGTCATTAGCTGACATGGCCAACCTACGAAACGTTCAAAATTAATGCAAGCAAAAAAGAAGGCGGGGTCCCAAAAAGTGTCAGCTAAAACACCAGCCTGCAAGGAACCCCGCCCAAAGTATTAATTGACCGAGATTGAACACCATCCTACGTTTGTTGTCAAACCTCTCTTTATGGAAACACTATCTATCCCAATCAACGAACTACTGGAAAAAGCACCATCCCACACCATCAACGAACTAGCCGAACGCTATTCCACCGACTACGGAACGGTTTACCGTATCCTCACAAGATACAGAGTAGAGGCGGCGAAAGTTTACGAACCCTTGACCAAAGAAGTGTTGGAGGCGGTGTTTGATGAGCCCACCACGGTTATCGAGGCCGCAGAACAACTCCATTGCAGTGTTCCGACAATTGCCACAGCTATCAAGAAGTTCGGGCTTTTTGGGGGAAATCGTAAGCCTACAGTTAAGTCCACCTTCAATGGGACGCGGGCCTTCAAGGTTCTGGGGTATATCCTCAACCATCCCGAAGAAAACCTAGCCTCCATCGGACGCCACTTCAACTGCACCCGCGAGTATGTGAGGCAGATCAGGGAAGCTGGCATTGCGGAGGGAATCATCAAACAGGAGGCCGAATCCTATGAGCAATGAGATAATGACTGTTGGTTCCATACGAACGACTGTAAATCCCTCATCTGGGATCTACGAGGCCCTGTTGGAGAAAGCAGAACGCGAGCGCGACGAGGCAAGGGAGGCATTGTCCGAATGGGAGGACGCAGCAAAACACGTTGAGGCCAACCATCCAGATGAAGTTCATTGTGGATGCGTCCCCGTGTTGAGGAAGCTTCTGACTGATGCCCAAAAAGAAAATGAGGAGCAAGCCCGATTGCTGGGCAAGGGCAGCGAGCGCGAAGCCCGACTCATAACCGAAAGAGACCACTACAAACAGGCTCTGGAAGAAGTCTCATCCTCAATTGATGATTGGCTCAACTCTCTCATCCAAGAGCCGAGCCTAGACTTCATCCACGCCATCAAAGCTTGGGCGGATAAGAAATTGAAAGAAATTTAACCCACCATTTCTTTGGAAAATGACTAATCCACGCCGCAACAAAGAAACCCCGCCGCCCAAACCAGAGATGATGCGGGTTCCACAAAACGCAACAGCAGAGCAAGCTGCACTGGCTTGTCTGTTGGATCAGGCCGACCTATCAGTCCCGCTTACAAGTTCCCACTTCTTCACCCCTGCCAACAAGATTGTCTTTGAGGTGATTAAGGATCTCCATGAGAAGAGCCAGCCCGTAAGCATAATGACCGTCCGCGTAATGCTGGAAGCCAAGGGCCTACTCGACCAAGCAGGAGGAGACCCTTCCCGCTACTTTGACTTCGGAGGAGGAGGCAACGCCGTCCTTGACTACTACTACCACCATCTGGAAGATACCCGCCAGAACCGCGATGCCCTCCTATTTATCAACTCTCATATGGAAGACCTGTCCAAATGCCGCATCAACGCCAAGGACTTCGTCGCCCAATTGCAGGAGATTGTATGAACGACACACCAGAGGGCAATATTTGCAAACTTTCTGCTGACTTAGGTTGGGCTGCTGAAACGTTACACAACGTCGATAAAAAGCTAATTCAAATGTCCAAAGAAGCGAAGAAACTACAGCAAGAGCGCGACGAAGCGCGGGGGGCTCTTAAACGCATCACCGAATGCGATATGCGGTGGTCAAAGAAAATTGCGCGGGAAGTGCTGGAGGAGGCGCAAGAAACAAAGCCTCATCACTGGGAAGATCGCGCTTTGACGGCAGAACGCGAGCGGGACGAGGCGCTCAATGTTCTTAGGGAAATCAATGACTGGATCAATGTCGCCGTGATGCGCCCACCGACACCGAATGAAGCCGCATACGCAATAAACGCATGGGGAGATAAAATCAGACCAATACTGGAGGTCACGGAATGAGCGACACGCCGAAAACCTACGAGAGCGACACACCCGAAACCTGCGAAGCCGTCGAACGCTGGCAGCAAGGGAAGATCAACATCTTCGACGAGATGGCGCGGTTGGAACGGGAGCGCGACGAGGCTGTGGAATCGGCAGGTATTACTTTTCTCATGGCAGAAAGACACGCGCTTGAAAACCAGCTAGAGACCATGACCGCCAAAGCCTTGGGTTGGCAGAAGCAAGCTGAACTGAACGCCAACCTATTGGTTGAGTGTCGGGAGAAAGCGGAACGCTACCGCTTAGAAGCAAATGCCATGATAACAAAGCTGCACGAACTGCAAACCTATGCCGACAAGCTCGCTGACGGACTTCCCGCAGGGATGTTGCCGAGGGATGTTGAAAACCTGCGAGAAGCCAATGCTGGGCTGGCTGAAGATTTGCAAAACGCGGAGCGAGAGCGCGACGAGGCGCGGGCAGGGCGAGATGAGGCTGATGTATGTCGCAAGTTGACGCGTGAGTGTGACGAATTGCGGGAGCAACTTTATATCGCAGTAGGGATGCTTTCAACACACCCAAAATTTGAAAACAAACATCCAGAAGAGGTTTGGGAAATTGTGAAGGAGGCCGCGAAATGAACGCAATCTTCTGCTTGGTCTGGAACATATTTGTCTTCGGCGGCACCGCCTATTTGGTGGGCTGGCAAGACTGGAGCCCTTGGTGGTTTGCGCTTGCTGTGGTATTAGTGCTTAACCCATCGTCCTCAAATCCCGAAATATGATCTTATGGGAGTTGCTTTACCAGCGGGCTATGTGGAGGTAAGAAAAGGAGTCTATGAGCGAAGAGATGCCATCAAAAAGGCTAGTGTTGCGCCTAAACGTAAAACACCGCCTCCCGTCACTCAACCGCCTCTTTTCGATGAACCACTTTCAGAGGTTGAGGGAAAAGAAGGCAATTCAAGCCGCATGCTTGTCCTCATTGAAAGCGTCCGAAAACATAAGCTCCTCGACACCGACAATCTCTATGGTGGTGCGAAATTTTATTGCGATTTTTTACGCTACTGTGGGGCAATCCCTGACGATACCGAAGACCAAATCGAACTCAAAGTCACGCAAAGGAAAGCGAAAAAAGGTGAAGAGGAAAAAACCATAATTGAAGTATGGGACAGAAAGCCGTAAGATCGTGGGTGCAATGAACCAGTTCTCATTTGACGCCGACCTCAATGTTCGCTTTGACGATACAGGAGCCCTTATGCCGTTCCCAGAGCAGGAAGATGGGTTTGAGGATAATCCGATTAGACAATTGTTTGAACAAGTGGAAGATTTAGATGTCGAACTTACTGATGAAGACTCCTGATCAAAGCGTTGTTGATTTCTTGGGTCGGGCGATACTAAAGTATCGGAAGCACAAGTTTACCTTTGTGCCGCAAAAATACCTTATTACAGGCAAGGCCACTTCTGTGGGGTGGGCTGATGATAAAGAAGTCCGCATTGCGACCAATCGTCCCCTCTCAACGTGGATCGATGTGTTTGTCCATGAGACCTGTCATCTGGATCAGCAGCTACAGAAGCCAAAATGGCACGAACCCCGCGAGGAAGCCTTGGGTAAGGTGGACGAATGGCTTGCTGGCAAGAACATCCACAATATCAAAAAGTATATACTTCTTGTGACAGAACTAGAGTGGGATTGCGAACGCCGTTCCATGATAAAGATCAAGCGCAACAACCTTCCAACCGATCTTGAAGAGTATGCCCAGATGGCCAATGCCTATATCTTGGGCTACCACTGGACACTAGCCAATCGCAAGTGGTGCAAGAAAAGCTACGAGACCACCAGAGTTTGGACTCGGATGCCCAAAAAACTGATTTCGCGTGAGACCGCATTAAATCCTCCTAGCCAACTCACAGATCTGTACTATGATTAATTTGATGAACAGCCTCAACGGTAAAGAAGACTACATTCCTTGTCCCTCTTGCGCCGAACTAGCCTCAATCAAGGAAATCATTGAAGGCTACGCTACCTTCGACAACGAATCCCCCGCCGTTACTATTGACCTCTTGGTCTCCGAAGTGAAGATGTGGCGGGCTAAAGAGGCTTACGAACGAAAGTTAAAATCCACCCTGATTGCCTCAACCATCAAGAAAATGCAGGCAGAAGGACTTCAAATTGATGGAAACCCCAATAATTAGCGGCAAGTGGCAGGCGAGGTTTATTAACCTAGCCAAAGAGATTGCAAGCTGGAGCAAAGACAGTGGTACCCAAGTGGGCTCTGTTATCGTCCGTCCAGACCGCACCATTTGTAGTGTAGGCTTCAATGGGTTTCCCCGTGGGGTAGAGGACAGCCAAGATGCTATCGCAAATCGCGATACCAAGCTGCTTCGTACTATCCACGCCGAACTCAATGCCATCCTTTCAGCTAAAGAACCCCTGACTGGTTATTCCCTCTTTGTCTGGCCATTCCAGCCTTGTTCATCCTGTGCTGCTGCTATTATCCAGTCTGGAATCAAGGATGTGTATTGCCCGTTCAACGACCACCTAGCCCACGAACGCTGGAGCGAATCATTTAAGGCCGCGTTGCAAATGTTTGATGAGGCGGAAGTTAGAGTAATTTATTCTTGACAATGAACACTTTGATAGATTATGTGTCTAACCCCAATATGAGCAATGGGCTTGCCAGACTCTTTGAGGCCGTTAGCGGCTGGAGAGAGCGTTCGGAATTTGAATCCGACCACGAAGGCTACATCACCACCGAGCGATGTGGAGATGGATATGCTATGTTTCTATGGCGGGTTGACAAAGACCCAGTCCACCTTGACCATATGTATCTTGACGGGCGCACACTAGTCAGATTCACTGACAACGCCCACTAAAAGATTAAACTAGATACAATAGATCAACTATATGAGCGAAGAACAGCAACCAAACGAAACTACCCAAGTGGTCAACAAAGAACTGACAGATCGCGTTAACAACGCATATCTTGCCAACAACTACACCCTCCTCAATGGCGGCACCGACAATGTGGTGATGATCAAGGGAGACAAAGGCGATAAGTCTGTGGATGTCCTTCTCACCTTGGAGGGCATGGAAGAGGTCAGTAGGACCCTCCGCGCCGAGGTTGATAGCAAGCCCGAAGCCAAAGATGAGTAAGGATACCCATCCAGTCTACGAAGCTCAAGTAGGAGCATTGGGTAGCGTTACCTTTTTCAAAGATCCCGAATCCAATACCTATTGCTTCATGTTCTTTAACGGGGCTGATTATACACCGTTAAGCATTAGCGAGGACGCGGCCTACTTTGTGTGGGCGTTTATCGGGTGCGAACATCCCGAAATCACTCCAATCATTTCGACTTTTACTCCACCCAAGAAGGCTGGGCGGGGTAAACCTAAAAAGCAGCCTTCAAAACCAATAAAAAAGAAAGCGAAAAGCAAATGAGCAAAGAAAAGAAAGACAACAGCGGGGCAGCGTTTCCGCGCAACTCCGACAATCCTAAAGCACCCAAGTATAGTGGGCCCGTAACTGTTGACGGGAAAGACTACGAAGTCTCTATCTGGCAGCAAGTTAGCCAGAAAGGCGACAAATATCTGAGCCTGAAATTCGGAGCGCCTTACGTTCCGAAGAACAAGAAACCTCAGGTTAACGAAGATCCCGACTGGTAGGATCTGATGGGCTTCATTGGCATAGCCATCTGCACTGTGTGCTACGTTGCCACGGCAGTTGATTTTTACATCAAGGGGAATATCCCTATGGCTATTGCCTTTGGAGGTTATGCATGTGCCAATGTCGGGTTTTTAATGATTGCAAAATAATGAAGGTCAGAGTGGTGGTTTTGATTGCCATGGTGGCTTTGTTTTTCTGGACGTTTGCCATCTACGGCATCTGGAGATTTATCAATGGTTGACTACGCGATAACCTACATCTTCTGGATAGCTATCGCAGTGGTTCTTCTGAAGATACTAAAAGACTCTATCAATCAATGAAGAACAAACTTGAGAACTGGATTGCTAATAGCGACTCAAATGAGGTTAAGGTAATGAACTTGCTTCAAGAGTATGGAGTTGTTAGCGATACCATCCTCTGGGCCAAGGATTGTGGTAACGATCTCAAGGCCATCAGGTGGCTCGCCGTTAACTCTAGCCTCCTTCCGAAATGAACCTAGTTGAAACATTTTTAAATCTGGTAGGCTATGGGGTTGCGGCTAACGTCATCTTTGCCTTAACCTTTTGTTGTCTTCGGTTACGAAAAGTTAACCGAACTTTGAATCGATCTTTGAAATGAATTTTGCTAGTCTTTCCTCCGATCTTTGAAAGGAGGTGAGACGATGAACTATACCAACCACCTTGGTATTGTCTATGGACCGTATGGCACTATTGGCTTTGTACAACGGCAGGATTTGCGTAAGTTGCATTTTAGCTTGCGCGGATTGTTCCGCTGGGTCAAGAAGCTCGCGGTTCTTTAAGAAGCTGATCATTAAGGGGGCGGGGGAGCAATCTCCCGTCCCTTTTTCTTTTTTTGAACGCCGCAGCCAACTAACTGTCTGATCTATTATGTGGGACGATTACGTTGAACGAGGAAAGACGATAGAGCAGCAATTTGCCTCCATCCTCAGTGGGGCCGTCTTTGCCACCATAAAGCAAGATATCCACGAACATTGGGATGTGATGGATGAGATGGGTGTTAAATACGATGTTAAGGGAATGAAGAAGTATCGGCGTAGTGATGATAAGCCTACTGACCGACTCCATTGGGTTGAACTCCGCAACGTGAATGGCAAGAACGGCTGGCTCTACGGAGACGCTGATGTTATCGCTTTTGAGACCCGCAAGTGGTGGCTGCTGGTGGAACGCGAGGATCTCGTCCAGTTTGTTGAGGGCATACTCATTGGAAGTGATCCATGTGAGAAGCCCGAACCCTACAGACTCTACCAGCGCGAAGGCCGAAGCGATCTCCTTACCATCTTACCAACAGTGGACTTGCTATCCATCGCCAGTCAAGTATTGGTAAAGAAATAAGACAACTCTATGGCAGGTAAAGCTAACAGAACCAACGGCAAGGGAGATCAACCCCGAAAGGTAGACGGCCCGAAGTATCGGGACAACTTCGACAACATCAAATGGAACAACCATGAGAGCAAAACAAATAGGAACCAAGCAAGACCGCAACGTGGCCAAGCACACCCCCAAACCCCGAAATAATATGCCAAAACTACAGAAGCTACTGGCTAAAGGCCACCTCGTCCCAATCTACGAGGCCCGTGAAGACACGATCTTCTTAATCGGCTACCGCCGCAAGGCAAGCTCAAGAAAGGCCCACCAGAGGCCCTTCCTGCTCCCGCAACCCCTAGCCTTGGGCAAGATCGACCCCAAGCCCGAATTGGCAAATTAAACAATTGTCAGTAACCAATTGCGGATGGTACAGTATAGCGTTATGTTTCTTACAAGGTCATTTAATACATTATCATTGTTTCCTTTTTGTTTGGATGGTGACCCTAAAACACTATACCTAAAGGATTCTTGTGAATTTGGTAGC